GAAAAGGTAGTCATGGTTGCTAAAAAATACCAAAGTCCTTCAGGCGGCTTGAACGCCGCAGGGAGAGCTCACTTTAAGAGCAAAGGACATAACTTAAAAGCACCTACCAAAAGTAAAACAAGTGGAAGACGTAAATCGTTTTGTGCTCGTATGGGTGGAGTAAAAGGAGCTATGTCTAAGAACGGCAAACCTACTAGAAAAGCATTAGCTTTACGTAAGTGGGATTGTTAATATAGTTGTGCAACGCTTATGCGTGGCAACTGCCAATACAATTTAGCCAAATAACTTGACCTACTGCGGTAGACAATCTTGACTAAATAACTGAATTGAAGAGGCTTTTATAAACTAACATCAAAAAGGAGACAATCACATGTCAAACGCAAGTCCAGTTAAATTCGGAAATGCTAATAGTGGTTCTACTCGTGATGATGCCCTGTTTCTAAAAGTGTTTGCAGGTGAAGTAATTACTTCATTTGACAGAGCTTCAAAAACAGAAGGTGCTGATATGGTAAGAAGTATCAGTAATGGCAAGTCGGCTTCTTTCCCAGTTTTGGGTAGAATTTCAGCCGCTTATCACGCAGTTGGAGCAGAAATATTAGGTTCTGACGTTAACTCAAACGAAAAGGTTATTACAATTAATGACCTTCTAATCTCATCAGTATTTGTTTCAAATATTGAAGAGGCAAAAAACCATTGGGACGTAAGAAGTGCATACTCACAAGAAATGGGTAGAGCATTAGCTTTCCAAAAAGATAAGCATATCTTACAAACAATCGGTCAAGCATCTCTAGCTAGTGCATCTGTTACTGGTGGAGACGCTACAACGAACATAACTAACACAGGCATTGCTTCTTCTACAGACGCAACTGCGGCTAATGCAATGATAGATGCTATCTTTGCGGCGGCTAAAGAGCTTGATGCAAACTATGTTCCATCAGAAGGCAGAAAATGCTTTATGAGACTTGAAGAATACTACAAATTAGCTAACGCTACAAATGCAGTCAATGTTGACTTCACAGGCGGTGGTAATGGTGGTGTTGCTTCAGGAAAAGTTATGAAAATTGCAGGAATTGAATTAGTACCAGTTCCTCACTTTGTAGCTTCTAATGTATCGTCAGGTGTAGACGCAGGTTCAGCAACTAACGCAGGTTCAACTCCGCAAGCAGTTAACCTAACTAACTTTGTTGCTCTTGTATCTCACCCTTCAGCAGTAGGAACTGTTAAGCTAATGGATTTAGCTGTTGAAAAAGAGTACGACATCAGAAGACAAGGTACGTTAATGGTTGCAAAATACAGCATGGGTCATGGTGTATTAAGACCAGAAGCGGCAGTCGGTATCAAAGAAGCGTAATCCGTTTCTTTACTTTTGGTGGGGGATTTATTTCCCCCATCATTATTCACACAAAATTTAATTAAAGGATATATGGCAACACAAATAACACCTACTTCAGAATTACAAGCTGTAAACATAATGCTATCTACTATTGGTGAAAGTCCAGTAAATAGTATTACAGGCACTACTACAGTTGATGTAAGTACAGCAAAAAATATTCTGAATGAGACGTCTATGTCCATTCAATCACAAGGTTGGAATTTTAACACACATGTAAATTACAAATCATTATCATTAGATAGTGATAATAAAGTTCCTCTACCCTCAAACTGCGTTAAAGCTGACGCAAACTCTCAATACAGATACTTAAACTACACAATAAGAAATGGAAATTTATATGATTTGGATAATCACACAGACGTATTTACTTCAGCACCTACTAGTGTTGACCTTGTATTAGTACAACAATTTGAACATTTACCAGAATACGCAAGACAATATATTACAATGAAATCTGCAAGAAGATTTGCGGCAAGATTTATTGGTGATAAAGAAATTACAACATTAATTGGTCAAGATGAGAGTGAAGCTCTTATGGCATTTCATCAAGCAGATAGTCAAGAAAGTGATATTAACATTCTTGAAGGCGACCAAAATACCCTTAACATAATACACAGACCGAATAGAAGGACTTACTAATGGGCGGAGTAGTATCACAATCTATTCCTAATTTCTTAAATGGAATGTCACAACAGACACCCACACAAAGAGGTATTAATCAGGGAGAAGACCAAGTTAATTTACAAAATGGTTTAGTAGATGGTTTATCAAAAAGACCACCTTTAGATTATGTAGCTACAGTAGATAGTTCTAATATTTATTCTAACAAAACAAAATTTTGGCAAATACAAAGAGATGCAAATAATCAATATATTGTAGCTTTATATAATGGTGGTATCAAAGTATTTGATTTAGCAGGTAATGAAAAGACTGTAACAATAGCAAGTGGTTCAAGTTATTTAACATCAACAAATCCTAGAGAAAATTTTAAATTAGTTAACATTGCAGATTACACATTTTTAGCTAACACAGGAACAACAGTTACAGCAGATAGTAATACGTCTGCGGCTAAAGTAGAAGAATTTTTAGTTGTTTGTAAACTTACAAACTATGGTAGAGAATATAAAGTTGCATTGAAACACCCATCAATGGCACAAGAATTAGAAGTAGTATTTCAATTACCTTCAGGTAGTGATGCGGCTACTGATAGTAAATTTAGAGATACAAATAAAATTACAGACATACTTTTGTATGGAACAGCAAGCACACACTGGGACGGCAATGCAAATGGTATAGGATTTAATGTTAGAAGAACTGACACTAATGCTTCTGTGTCTACTACACAAGGATTAGCAAATTATTCTGGCTTTACATCTCATTTTACATTTGAAGCATTTGATAGTGTAATTTATGGAAAACCTACTGATGGTAATGCAAACTACACTATAACTACATCTGATGGTTCTGGTAACACAGCCATGTATTCTATTAGAGATGAAATACAAGATTTTAGCAAATTACCTTTTTATGGAAAAGAAGGTGTTATTCTAAAAATTACTGGAGAAGAAGGAGAAACTTTATCTGATTATTATGTAAAGTTTACAGGAAAATCTGGTGTATGGAATGAAACTATTGCACCTGCAACTTCTGTAGGACTAACTAACTCTACAATGCCACACGCATTAATTAATAATAATGATGGTACATTTACTTTCCAAGAATTAGATTGGACAGATAGAGTATGTGGAGATAGTGAAAGTAATCCTGACCCAACATTTGTTGGTAAAAAGATTAATAATTTAACTTATTATAAAAATAGACTAGGTATTTTATCTGGTGAAAATTTAATATTAACAGAGAATGCTTCATTCTTTAATTACTTTGCAACAACATCTACACAAGTTTTAGATACTGACCCAATAGATATTGCGGCGTCAGGCACACAAGTTAATACACTTAAAAACTCTGTAGGATTTAATGAAAGTTTATTATTATTTTCTGATACAGCACAATATAAATTAGATAGTTCAGGTGAAAGTATATCACCTACAACAGCTATACTTAATGAAGTATCGTCATTTGAACATGATGATAAAGTTACGCCAGTATCAGCAGGTAAGTTTGCTTACTTTGCACAAGCTAGAACAAACAACACAGCAATAAGAGAATACTTTGCTGATGATGATACATTAACAAATGATGGATTAGATATAAGTGTATCAGTACAAAATTTAATACCAACTAATTGCTATCAAATTGTAAGTAATACAACAGAAGACACTTTAATATTTTTAACATCAGACACAGGAGATAGTCAAACAGCTCCTTACAGTGGCACAGTGTCTACAACATACGCTAACACAATGTACATCTATAAGTATTTCTTTGATGGTGGAGAGAAAGTACAAAATGCTTGGTCTAAATGGACATTTACAGGTGTTAAGATTTTAGGTGCTATGTCATTAGAAAGTTTTATTTATTTATTAGTTTCTGAAGGCACTACTACAAAATTAGTTAAAATAGATTTAAGAAATTTAAAAGATACAACAATAGGTCATGGAGTTTACATTGACCTTAAAACATCAGTTACAGGTTCGTACAGTAGTACAACAGACTTAACTACGTTTACATCTCCTTATGGAGCTAAAACTGGATTAATAGCTGTAGACAGAACAAATGGTAATAATTACACCGCAACAAACACGTCAGGGTCAACTTATACAATCGTTGGAAACCACACAGCGTTATACATTGGTGTGCCTTATGAAAGTAAATATAGAATGTCTACGCAGTTTGTAAGAGAAAACACTGGTAAAGGTTTAATTGCAGTAACTTCAGGTAGATACCAGATTAGAAACATAACATTTAATTTTGAAAATAGTGGTTACTTCCAAGTAGAAGTCACACCTACAAATAGAGATACATCAACAGCTATTATGAATGGCTATGTAATTGGTACGTCTACAAGTATTATAGGACAGCCTGCTATTTCAACAGGAACTTTAAGAGTACCAGTACAATCACAAAATACACAATTTACTTTAGATATTAAATCTTCATCTCACTTGCCTATGTATATCGCAGGTGCAGAAGTTGAAGGTTATTATCATAATAGAGCAAGCAGGATTTAATGAAAGAAAACTACGTTAGAAAAGCAGAATTAAAAGATGCGTTAGAATTAGCACCTAAAATGAGAAAAGGTGACAGGCAAGAAATTATGGCTTCAGATGGAGCAACACCTTTAGAAAGTTTAGTTGTTCCCTTTACACAAAAGAATGCAAAAATTTATACAATCGTAGGCACAGAAGCAGAAGGTGTGATTGGAATGTTTGGCTCTAGTCCAATTAAAGAAGAAGGATATGGAATAGTTTGGTTATTATCTAGCGAAGATTTATTTAAGCATATTAAACAGTTTATTAAAGAGTGTCCTAAATGGGTAGAGGACATGAGTAAAGATTATGATTATGTCTACAATTTTGTAGATGAAAGAAATTGGAAAAGTTTAAAATGGTTGCAATTTTTAGGGTTTGAACCAAAAACAAAAATAGGAGAATACGGCATAGGTAAAATGCCATTTATATTAATGATGAAAGAGGTAAATAAATAATGTGTAACGCATACGCACAGGCAGGTCTAGCAATACTAGGGCAATATAACGCTTATAGAGAAAAGAAAGCACAAAACAAAGCCATTAGAAGAGACCAAGAAACAACAAGACGAAATGCCGATAAAGGATATTTACACGACCTTAACAAAATTGACCAAGAAAAAGTTAGTGCTGACATGGAAAAAATAAAAGCAGAAATAAAAACTAAAGCAGAAAGAGATGGTGAGATTGCACAAAAGATAAATTTAGGAAATGCTAACAGTACAAAAATAGTACAATCAATTAGCCAACTATATGATGATGACTGGCTTGAAATAACAAGTGGACATGAAAGAGATGTACAAATTTTTGGTAATCAACAAACCGAAGCCTATGCAAACATGTCTAAAACATACAACAGTTTAAAACCACCTACAGACCCATCAAGAACAGGTTTAATTATTGGCATAGCTACAAGTGCTAATCAAGGCTACCAACAAGACCAAAAAGATAAGGCGGCTAAAAAATAATGGCTAAATATAAAAATAAAGCAACTAATAAATATTATGGAGCAGGTAGTGCAGGCTATGTGTCTACTGGAAGTGCAGTTACAGGATTATCAAAATCATTAGCAGATGCGGGTTTTAAACTTGGACAAGCTAATGAAATAAGAATTGATAGAAAAAAAGATAAAGCTATTGCAAAAATAGATGAGTTGTATGCAAATGGTAAATCATTTGAAACTATCCAATCAGAAATTATTGCAAACAAACACCCAGAGTTAACTGGTAAATACATTGAAGCTACTACTAATTATCATGCAGGTAGAGTTAAAGCACATGAAACTATAGCTCAAATCAATGCTAATAGAGATAAATATGACATTGAAGATGAAAGCACTAATCTTAATATGTTTTATAAAAGCTATATGCCTGATACAAAGGCAATGGATAGTTCTACATTATTAGGTTTTACAACACAGTTTAATAAATTTAGAGCTAAAGATGTGCAAGTAGATGCAGAAAATAGAGCTGTTATTAGCAGTGAAAAGAAAATTAGAGAAGGTATAGGTTTATTAGATGATATTCCTATTGATAGTTTAAAAACTGAATTACCAGAGTTTATAAAAAGTTTACAAATACCAGTGCCAAATGGAGATGGTTTAGGTAAACCAAATTTATTACACACAAATGCAGAGACACTAGCTATTGTTAAAAGAAGTATATCAGAGATTATAGGAACAGCTACGACAGCAGATGATTTAGATAGAGCTGAAATATTATTAAACACTAATTTAGGTTACTCTAAAAGTGGTTCTGCTATAGGTACATTAGCTTCAAGAAAATCTAAAGAGGTTTTAGTTTTACAAGAAGCGTTAACTAAAAAGAGAAGAGCATTAATTATTAACGACAGGCAAGAAAAAGAATACCAAGACAAAGAAACAGTAAAAGGATTGTTTGCTAAAATTAATGAACAGGTTGAAGTTGAAGTTTCTGGAACGGCTGATGGTGACGTTACTATGGGTAAAAGAGATAGAAACCATGTTGAGCTTATGGAAATTAGAGATGAAATATTTAAGATGGGTGTACCTTCTTACATAACTAATTTTGATAAATTGATGGACGCAAATGCTTACATTGATACTGACCCTGCTGTTTACAATGAATTAGTCTCAAGAATTTATGATGGTGACTTTTCATCACAAAAAGAAATATCAGATGCAATCGCAGACTTAAATATAGACCCTAAAAAATTATCACCAACATTAGCTTTGTTTGCTAGTTGGGAAAAGTCTAGTAGCAAAGCAGGTTCAATCCACACTACAAATACAGTTTACAAAGAAGGTCTTAAATATATTGAGAACGCTGTAAGAGGTAATTTTACATCAGGTGGTATTCTTAAAGAAAATGGAAATCAAGCTATTAGAAATGCACACAACTACATGAAAGTAGAATTGTATAAATTTGAAAATGAGTATGAAGAGAAAAATGGAACACAACCATCAACATTTGAACGTGAAGAATTTATGAAGAAAATGGGTGATATTGTTATAGAGAAATTTAGAGAAGGCGACATTTCTCCAGTTATGAAAACTATGCCTGAATACGAAAAGAAAATTAAGGAAGATGAAGAAACACAAAAGAAAATAGATATTAAATATGAACAAGCAGGTGTTCCTGAAATGCAGGAAGCTCTTAATGAAATATTAAGCAATGATAGTTTAATAAACAAAAAACTTATAAAAGAAACTTTAGATAAGTTTGACCCATCATTCTTAGGTTTAGAACTTATAGATAGTGATAGTAGATTTGGTGAAAATGATAAAGAGAGTAAACAAAGATTTGCTAATGAACAATTACCAACAGTAATAGCAAACATTTTACAAAACACTGGTTTTAATCAAGCTATGATGGAGGCACTAGAAAATGTTGATTACAAAAATATATTAACAAGTATTGCAAGCAATCTAGGTAATGGTGTCACTGTAGAACAAGTAGATGATGCTATGAAAATGTTAGTAGGAAGAAATAATTAATGGCAACTTTTCTTAACCAAAGTAACAAAATAACTACAAATACTCTTCCTGAAGATTTACAAAAGCCAGATACTTCAGCTTTAGCGTTAGAAGAAATACAAACAGAAAATTTCTACAACACTTTAAAAAGTTATTATTCTTACAGAGAAGATGACAATAATTTTAATAACATGTCACATGCAGACTTGTTAGATTATTTTTACGAAGATAGGTCTTGGAGAAACAACAATACTGTATCTATGGGAATGGATATGGCTAATGTAATGAATGAAGATAGTGAAGATAGATTAAAACAATTTTCTTACATACAACAAACATATCAACAACTACCATCATTTTGGAATGACCCAAATAGAAATTTTGCTTCATGGTTAATTGACAATGGGGGTGCTATGGTAGCTGACCCTATAAACTTAATAGGTGTTGGTATAGGTGGTCAAGCCGCAAAACAAGCATACAAAGCAGGTTTAAGAGTAGCCCTTAAAAATAAGATGGCTAAAGAAATTTCAGAAGTTACAATTAGAGAAGCCGCTAAAGAAGCTGAACAATTAGCTTTAGGTAAAGCAATTAAAAAAGGTGCATTAACTGAAGGTTATATTAATGCAGGTATTACAGGTGGACAAGATTTAATATTACAAAACACTGCTATTCAATCAGGTGTTCAAGATGAGATTAGTCTAAAACAATCAGGCATAGCAACTGCCGCAGGTTTTGGTTTTGGTACTATCTTTGGTGCAGGCTTTACAGCAGGTGCTTTCAAATTAACAAATAGAAGTTTAACTAAAAATTCAATTAAAAATCTTAACGACATTCACAATTATGGTCAAAGCACTACTAAAGGTGCAAAACTATTTGATGATTTAACTATCACAAACAAATCTAGTAAAGCAGATGTCAATGCTCCTAAACAGGAAAAACCCCCAAAAACTACAAAAGAATACATAAAGAATTTAAGAAATGCTAAAATTAGAGCAGACGATAAGCCACCTAAATTAGCTATCAATGCAACTAAACAAAGAGATGGTGGTTATGAAGCATTTGTCAAAAACAAAATTGCTGAAGTATCAGAGCAGTTAGAAAAGAAAACAATTACTAAAGAACAGATGATAGAAGAGGCTGTTGCTTTAGGGCAAAATAGAAAAAAGTTTGAAAAGTTAGCAAATGATGCCGCTAATTCTGAAGCGTTTGTTAGATTATACGCTACTGTTATTGGACAAGCAGATGATATTAGAACTAAATTTGACACTATAGGTAGACTTTCTAGTGAGTTAAATAGAATAGATTTAGCTGATAATGAAATAGATGACATTTTAAATGAGATAGCAAGAATAGATACAGAGTTAGATTTTACAATTAAAAGAAAAAAGAAAAGTGCAGAGAATGTAGCTAGAGGATTGGTAGCACATCAAGTAGATGCTAAAGGACAAAGAGCGGCACAATTAATTACTGAACCTGAAGACCCTACTTTATTAATTAAAAAGAAAGGTACAAAAGAACAGCAGTTAGAATTTTGGAGAACTGTAGGTCAACTAGGAGATAGAGAACAAATTATATCTGCTATGCAAAATGTTAAAAAGATTGATAGATGGGACATTGCGGCAGAATATGTGAACAACAACTTACTATCTTCGCCTGATACACACATATTAAACATTGTATCTGGTCTTACACAAACAGTTTGGAAACCTGCAACTATGTTATTAAGAGGAGCAAACATGCTTCCAACGGATAGAGTTAGAGCAGGTCAAATAATGAGAGAAGCTCTACACACATTTGTATATCAATTTGCATACACAGGGCATGCTTTAAAAAGAGCAGGTAAATCTTTTTGGGCAGGAAGACCAATACTTGATAGTACACAAATGAAGTATGATAGTAATATTAGACAAGGACAGCTTCAAAGATGGATTAATGAATTTGGTAAAACTTTTACTGATAGACTAGGTATGACAGGTAAAGTTATGCAAAAAGCACAAAAAGTAATAGGTGCAACTGTTACTGCTCCTATGAGAATTTTATCAGCAGGAGATGAATTTCTTAAATCTATGATGTTTAAAGCAAGAATGTCTGCGGCTATTAACAGTAAAATTATAGATGAAACTCCTGACTTTTCTTTATTAAAAGGTGATGGGTTTAGAAAAAAATACAAAGAAAGAGCATTAGAATTACAATCAGAATTTATAGATAACAAAACAGGTAGAGCAGTAGAAATAGGAAACACTGTAGAAGACAGATTAAATGCACCTCTACACTATGCTAGAGAAGGTTCATACACACAGCCTGCATCACAAACAAACCCTATTACAGGCAATCAAGAAGGTGGACTTACAGGTTGGATATTATCACAAACAGCAGGTAAAGCTAAATGGACTAGAGTATTTGGTCTTCACTTTATTAATACGCCATCAAACTTATTAAGATGGAATTTTCAACATTTACCTTTTTTAGGTAGATACCAATTTCAGATGAGACACTTACTTGCTGAAGCTGATTTACCAGATTTAGACGCAGGTGCTAGCACATTTAAAAAAATAACACATAGTTTAAGTAAAGGTAAACTTGGAAGAATAACTGCACCAGTTAGAAGTGTGTTTGGTAAATCAAGATATTTAAATCCAGAAGCGGCGGCAGAAGCTAATGCTAGAATACAAATGGGTTATCTATTGTGGACAGGAGCATTAGGTCTTGTAATGGCAGGTAAAATTACAGGAGGTGGTGATAGAGATTGGAGAAAGAATAGAGA